CAGCTAAAGCTTTCCTTCGTTCGAATGTGGCCCCTCTGACCTTCATTCGTCTTCTGGGTCAGCAAACTACCACGGGTAAGTCTGTTGGTGGTGATGCGGCAGCAGGCTGGTCCACATCGGGTAAACCAGTTAGTGGAAGCGGACTGGCCGCGTCAACTACTGCTTTGACAAGCAATGGTGGAGCTTTCGGTCTTTTCTTATTCCGTTCTGGCTCAAGTGCAAACATTGGCGAAGGTACCCACGCTGCTACTTTTTACCTTAATAAAGGTAAGATCTTCTTAAGTGGTAATATTGTTGGCCCCGGTGGTAGCAAAGCGGATGCCGGCACTAAGGGTGTTGGTAAAGTTATTGAGTCAGACAGTAATGGACTATTCAATATTTTTGTTTCTGGTACTCAGCAGTCTGAAACAATTAAATTTGGTTTCGATGACACACAAGAAACATTCCTTCGCAAGAGATTTAATACTAATCCTCAAGTTGCTAGTAACAATACAACTACTTTCTACCCCGCTAGCGCTAGAAAAGATTACTGGCTTGGTGAGTCCTATGAGCAAGCACTGCGTAGAAAAAACATGCAAAATCTGCAAAATATGTTCGGCGTCTTGTTACCGCTTGCTTCAGGTGGTATATTAGACAATGATTACAACCCTGCCAATATGAAAGCACAGGCTTCACGCGAAGCAGTTGCTGGTTGGTTTATTGCTCAAGATCAGGGCACAGCTGCTTCTTATGAGCCGCAAAACGCTCAAAAGTTATTCCGTCTTGTTGGCCGCGGCCATGGCGAATGGTTGCATAAAAATGCAAAAGTTTCAATTGAAAAAATTCGTCAATCTTCCACCACTACAAATCCTTATGGCACCTTCTCGGTTGTTGTTCGTGATATTAGAGACACTGATAATAAAGTTGTTGTTCTAGAAAGATTTGACAACTGCAGTTTAGATCCAAAATCTCCCAGCTATATCGGCCGCAAGATTGGTACTCAATTTGTGCAGTGGGACGCAACTAATAAGATGCTTAAAACTTATGGCGATTACCCAAACAAGTCTAAGTACTTTTATGTTGAGCTTGACGGAGATGTCGAAGCCGGCGCAACCGACGCAACACTTGTACCGTTTGGTTACTATGGTCCTCCTAGACCAGCCAGTGTTACAGGAATTACCGGTTCGGAGATCGGAGCTATTAATACCTCTTTCGTCTTAGATGGAAGACAATTCATTGGTGGTGACAGGAACGGTGTATTTGATGGTATCAAAGCATCGAATACTCCTCTATTTTCCGGTTCAGTGTTGGACGTCTCTGGCTTAAGCCTGCCGGATGACCCAACCGTAAATTGTTTGAGTGGTTCGCTATTGTTCCCAAGCTCATCTATCAGAGTTTCGGCTTCCGATGGCGGCTTGAGAGACCCCACTAACGCATACTTTGGATTCAGCACTACTCGCAGTCCGTCTTCTACAAGACCCGACGCAAGTGTTGCAGACTTCCACAGATTACCATATGCAAACTTCCCCGACGATCCGACAACCGGTGCGTTCCTTACTAAAGGTATCAACGCATGGTCTTATATCTTCTCATTAGATGATATTGAGACATCTGGTTCTGCATATTACTATAACTCCGGTTCACGTAAAGCAGAGGCTTCGGTCACTAGCGCATCTTACACTGATATTCTTGATGCAGGCTATAACCGATTCACTGTCCCATTCTGGGGTGGTGCTGACGGGTTTGACATTACAAGACCAGATCCGCTTTATAACGCGTTCATGTCTTCTACTTCTACAGAAGACGACAACTATGTGTATCACACATGGCGCCGCGCAGTTGATACTGTGACTGATCCTGAGATGATTGATATGAATTTGCTTACTGCCCCAGGCCTCACGCAAGAGTCGTTGACAGAGCATATGATTGACATCTGTGAGGAGCGCGCTGATGCCATGGCACTTATCGACCTTCCCGATGTTTACATCCCACCACACGAGCAATACTACTCTGATAAATCTAGTAGAATTGGCACAAACCCAGATCAAGCAGCTCTGACACTTAAAGATAGAAGAATTGACTCCTCATACGGAACAACCTTCTACCCATGGGTCCAGACCCGCGATGAGAATACTGGTCAACTTGTGTGGATCCCGCCCACAGTCGCCATCCTTGGTGTCCTTGGAAGTTCCGAGGCCAAAACTGATGTATGGTTTGCACCAGCAGGATTCAACCGTGGTGGTCTCACAGACGGAGCGGCTGGAATCCCAGTTGTCAACGTCAGCGAAAGATTAACATCTAAGAGTCGCGACACACTGTACGAGTACAACATTAACCCAATTGCTTCTTTCCCAAGCTCTGGTATCGTGTTGTTCGGTCAGAAAACACTCCAAGAGCGCCAATCGGCACTCGACAGAGTCAATGTCCGTCGCTTGGTAATCTACTTGAAGAAGCAGATCTCTATCTTGTCCACACAAATTCTCTTTGAGCAAAATGTGCAGGCAACTTGGAACCGCTTCAAGGGTCTCGTAGAGCCCTTCCTTGCAAATGTTAAGACTAGATTTGGTATCACAGATTACCGACTTATCCTTGATGAGTCTACTACGACACCTGATCTTATTGATCAAAACATTATGTATGCTAAGATTATGATTAAGCCCGCTAGAGCTATCGAATTCATTGCAATTGACTTCGTAATCCTCAACACTGGCGCATCATTTGATGACTAAACCATAAGGGGAAAAATATTTCCCCCTACTATTTATTGTTATAAACAGGAGAACTTAAACAATGCCATTCTGGTCAACAAACTTCGGCGAGGACGTAACCCTCAAAGATCCAAAGAGAAATTTCAGATTTACAGTAGAATTCCAAGGAATTCAAGCTGAACAAGGTGGTGCCATTGCATGGTACGCCAAGACTGCAGCGAAGCCCAGCTTTACTGTTGAAAACGTAGAACACGCCTACTTGAACCACAAGTTCTATTACCCGGGCGCCGTTACTTGGAATACTATTTCAATTGAGATGGTTGACCCTGTTAGCCCCGATGTCACTGCAACGTTCTCCGACATTGTTAGGCTTTCTGGCTATTCTCCCCCTGCTAACGCAACTTCCCTTGGCTCTATTTCTAAAGCTAAGGCCGCTGGTGCTCTCGGTACCGTCATTATCACACAGATTGATTCTGATGGCAAGCCGCTTGAAACTTGGACACTTTGGAACGCATTTGTTAAAGACGTTCAACTTGGTTCACTTTCATATGGTGACGACGAGCTTACTACCACTACTGTTGAGCTTATGTACGATTGGGCCCGCGTTGAAACCGCCAATCCTTCAGTCGCAGTAGCAGGTGGCGGTACCAGCTTCTTTAACACATGATGACAATTTAATAAAACGAGAGGTGTACATTGTCTAGAAATCAAGATCGCTTAGGAGGCGTTCAACAACAAGATACTTCCCCGCCTGTTCAGGCAATGAACGAAGGCACGGGAGGTTTCTCATTTGTAATTCCAACGGAATTTGTGGAATTACCAACCGAGGGTAGATATTACCCAGAAGGACACCCGCTTTGTGGTGAATCTTCTATTGAAATTAAACAAATGACTGCGAAAGAGGAAGATATGCTCACATCGCGAACTTTGCTTAAAAAGGGAGTTGCCCTTGATAGGGTTATCGGTAGTTTAATTGTGAATAAGGCGATTGACCCAGATTCACTTTTCGTAGGAGATAGAAACGCAATTATTATTGCCACACGAGTTTCCGGCTACGGCAATGACTATACAACAAAAGTTACTTGCCCACAATGTGGCACAAACCAAAGTTATTCGTTTGATTTGAATGAGGCGCATGTTTATTGCGGTGATGATGAAAACAAGATGAATGTAACTGATAATGGCAATGGAACTTTTGATATCACTCTTCCGAGAACTAACGTGGTTGTTACATTTGGGCTACTCAGAGGTTACGACGAGAAAAAGATTAGTTCTGGAGTAGAAATTGATAAAAAACAACGTCAAGACCGCGGCGTAACACGTCAGTTATCTAGCTTAATATTAGCCGTTAACGGTGACGATAGCATTGATTCAATCAATTATCTTGTGCAAAATATGCCATCTACAGATTCACGCCACTTAAGGCTTGCTTATAAACTTACGGCACCAAACGTTGACCTGTCTCAGCACTTTGAATGCAGCAACTGCGATTATGAGCAGGACATGGAGGTGCCGCTCTCCGCGGACTTTTTTTGGCCTGACCGATGAGTACATGGAAAGCATTTATGAGCAGTTCTTTTTCCTGAAATATTCAGGAGGCTGGTCATTTAGTGAAGCGTATAACCTACCGATTGGTTTGCGTTCGTGGTTCACACAACGCTTAATCAAACAATTAGAGATGGAAAAAGAAGCTATTGAAAATGCTTCGAAAGGCAGAAGTAGTTCTGGTAACTCCAATACACATACACTAACACCAGACAATGCTCCAAGTTTGCCACCTCAATTTGCGCCTCCCGGCTCGCAGAAATAACCTTAAACAGCTTTTTTAGTATAAAACTATTTAGTTTAGTAAGAGGTAAGATTTATGACCCCAGAACAACTGCAACAACTTATAGATGCATTGGCAGCCCAAGGTGGTGCTGTTGATGGCTTAAATGAAAAGTTGCAAGATCTTACCAATTCGCAGCTTGAATTAATCGCTGCTCAAAATCAAGCATCTGATGTGTCGGAACAGCGCGTTGTCGCTGCAGCACAGAGGGAGATTGACGCCCGCCAAAGAACTATGGTAGCTTTAGACGCCCAAGAAGCGGCAATGAAGCGGTCATTGGAGACAATGGCTGAAAGTTCTAGTAAAACTAAAGCTAAAAATGAACTAATTGACATTGAAATAGAAAAGTTAAAGCTTTTAACCCAATCCGAAGACGCGAATACTGAAGCCGGGAAGCGTGCCATTGAAGAAATGGCAAAAAAGATAAAACAGCTAGAAAAACAGAAAAAAGCATTTGAAAAACATCAAAAAGCAGTTGATGACCTTGCCGGCAGCTTTGGCACATTGTTTTCCGGAACTGCTCCGGAAATTGGTAGTTTACTAAATGCCAAAAACTTAAAAGGCATGGCTGATAAGTTTAAAGATGTTAATGGTGGAGTCGCGGGATTTATAAAAGCCGGCGCGCCACAATTTGCAATGGAATTCGCAACATCTATCGCAAAACTGGCGTTGGAGCTGGGTGATACTGAGAATGCCTTTATGAAGGCTACAGGCGCCTCTAAAGACTTTGCGCGGTCAATCTCCAATACTTATGAGGAAGGCCGTAAGTTCACGGCCACAGCGGCAGAAATGGGCGCTTCTGCTACATCATTGTTTAACAATTTTAATGATTTTTCATATCAAGACCAGGCGACTAGAGAAAGTTTGATAAAAACTGGTGCAGTACTGGATAAACTTGGTATATCAAATGAAACTTTTGCTCAAGGTGTTCAACTTTCAACTAAAGCCTTGGGCATGAGTGCCGATGAAGCCGGCCAGGCTATGTTAGACTTATCTGGATTTGCCGAGGAACTTGGAGTGTCGCCTGAGAAGCTGTCTGCGCAGTTTCTAGAAGCCGGCGATGCAATGGCCAAATTAGGTGACGCCGGCGACGAAGCGTTTAGAGATCTAGCCGCGGCCTCCAAGGTCACTAATCTTGAAATAAGCAAGTTGTTAAACATCGTCAATCAATTCGACACGTTTGAGGGCGCCGCGCGCTCAGCTGGTAAGCTAAACGCAGCACTTGGTGGTAACTTTGTAAATGCTATGGATCTTATGATGGAAACTGATCCAACAGCTAGATTTGAGATGATCCGAGACTCTATTCTAGATACAGGGCTATCATTTGATGAAATGTCCTACTATCAGAAAAATTTCTACAAAGATGCAATGGGTCTTGAGAGTGTTGGCGATTTAGCATTAGCATTGAGCGGAAATATGGATTCTGTTTCGGAAGAAACAAAAAAGACGACCGCAGATTTTGAAAAACAAGCAGACAGAGCTAAAACCCTTGCTTCGTTTCAAGAACAGTTAAATTCTTTGTTTGCACAGATGATACCAATTGTTACTCCACTAATAGATATGCTCCGAAGCATGATGGATGTTGTTACTAAAAATGCAACTGCATTCAAAATATTGGGTGGAGTTATGCTGGTGGCATTCGGTGGAATTCCAGGGATGGTTATTGCTTTGATTAGCCTTTTCGATATGATTAAGCTTGGTAAAGACGATACGTCATTGCTTTCAATAGTTTTTGAAGGCCTTAGTTTGGCTATTGAGGGCTTAGCGGATATGTTTGTATACTTGTATGAAGCTTTCAGGATTGACGAATTCGTAAGCATGCTGGGGGAATTAACTGGGTCTATGGAAGCAAGCGAAGACATCATCAATGTTTTAAAAGGCGTTCTTGGCGGCCTCGCTGTAGGACTTATAGCGGTTACATTGCCTATTTCTGGCACCACAGCTGCAATCGTGGGTCTTGTCGCCGGTGTCGCCGCTCTCATGAAAGCTTTTAGCAAAAAGAATTCTCCAAACTTCTTTGATATGTTTACTGGTGGTATGTTGGAGCAGGCCTTTGATGCGCTGATGGTCCCGTTTAACGAGTTTAAAGCCGTACTCACATATATAGGCGACATATTTAAGACCATCGTAGAGGCTGCCGTTGCCTTTTTTAACGCTTTAACAGACCCCAGTGCTGCAGCCAATATTGAAAAAATTGCTGAAGCCATTGATGGAGTTTCTAGAACAAAAGCACTTGCTCTTGGGAGTGCCATGGCTAATACCGGCGAAGCGCTACAAATACAGGCTTCAATCGGCAATAACGACGTGATGAATAAGTCTATGGAAACAGCCGCTGGTTTAAGCGAGGCTAC